GCCAAGTCCAAAGTACACTTTGGAAAGGTTCAGAGACTACCTGAGGGGTTTAGTCCCCTTAATAACAGGCTAGAGTGCCCAGCCCCTTCTATGAAGGGTGAAGATATAGTCCACACATCTACTGTTGACTTTTTCTTGCTAAACCTGTATAAATAGTACAGAATACGTAAGACTAAAATGTTAAACTTAACTGAAACTGATGTTGCTTGGATTGCTGGTTTATTAGAAGGTGAAGGATACTTTGGAATAGATAATCGTTCCAAAGACCGTTATGAAGTTTCTAAAACACCACCAGCACCTTTTATTAAAGTTTCTATGGTAGATGAAGATATTATCCAAAGGTTGAGTAAACTTTTAGATAAGTCTTATTTCTCACCATCAAGAAAAACTGTAAAAGGTAAACAAGTTTATACAATTCACATCGGAGAGAAAGAAAAGGTCTTATTCATTCTACAAAAAATACTTCCTTATATGGGAGTAAGACGAGCAGAAAGAATAACCGAATGTATTTCTCATCTACAAACTTGGAAAGAGTGGGTAGAAAATGGTGGAAGAGTAGAAAACGCAAAACGAGCAAATCAAATCCGTCAACAGAAGCAACCTAAGTCTAATGATATGGTTGTTTGTTAGATGATGCGACGGGATTCGTGAACCAGTTGCTGGTTCTCTCATGTATGGAAATAACATCATCTCTGGTGCTGTTGTTCCTTCTTCAAATGCTATCGGACTTCACTTCTACCCTATCTGGGAAGCAGCAAGTCTTGACGAATGGCTTTACAACGGTGGTCCTTACCAACTCGTTGTCTTTCACTTCCTAATTGGCATCTTCTGCTACATGGGTCGTGAATGGGAACTTTCTTATCGTCTTGGAATGCGTCCTTGGATCTGTGTTGCTTATTCTGCTCCTGTTGCCGCTGCTACTGCAGTATTCCTTGTCTATCCTTTCGGTCAAGGTTCCTTCAGTGATGGAATGCCTCTTGGTATTTCTGGAACTTTTAACTTCATAAACTAACACCAATGTGTAGTATAAATCGGGTGAACTGCTGGAAACCTAAGTCCTTTATGGATACGGCAATCAGCATCCAAGCCTTAGATACATCTAAGGAAGGTTCAGAGACTACCTGAGGGGTTTAGTCCCCTTAATAACAGGTTAAAGCGCCCGACAACCTAATACAAATAGGTTGATGATATAGTCCAATCCCTATGGAAACATAGGTTCCCGTTCTGCCTAATGGTTGGTATTCCAGGCAGAACATAACATCCTTATGCATCCGTTCCATATGGCGGGCGTAGCGGGTGTTTTTGGAGGAAGTTTATTCTCAGCAATGCATAGGGAACTGTGCCCTTTCTGAGTAATCAGAAAGTGAAAATCGGGTGAACTGCTGGAACCCTAAGTTACTAAAATGTTACTTGACTTGTATAAATAACTCTGGTAACATAAACTTTATGACTAACCAGTACTTATCTTTTATTGAGGAATGTAAATCAAAAACATATCCTCCCAATACTTATCTTGAAGAACACCATATTGTCCCAAAACACGATGGTGGTCTTGATAATCCAGAAAACATTATTTCATTATCTTTTGATGACCACATACTCGCACATAAAATAAGGTACGATGTATACGGTCAAGTTTATGACTTAGCAGCATATAACTTGATGTGTGGTTTTGATGGTGAAGGTTGGAGACTTCTTAGAGTTGAAGGTGCTTATAAAACACACGAAGCACTGAGATTATCCAAGAAAAACTTTTGGAGTTCTGATTATCAAAAAGAAATGTCTGCTCGTTCTGTAAAGTCTGAGTATGCTATGAAAATGAGAAGTATTGGTGGTAAAGTAGGAGGTAAAAATAGGAACAAAAATGTTGCTATTACTTCTATTGATAAGTATATTTTCTCTTATAATAAAGTTGAAACAGTTTGTATAATAAACTGCGAAACTGGTGGAGAAGTTTTAGAAGAACTACAAAAAATAGTTCACAATCAAAACTTCAAGAGAGTTACTCCTCTTCTAAAAGGTGAAAGAGAAAATGCTTATGGTTGGTCTTGTAAAAAGTTTAGTAATACGGCAATCAGCATCCAAGTCTTAGATACATCTAAGGAAGGTTCAGAGACTACCTGAGGGGTTTAGTCCCCTTAATAACAGGTTAAAGCGCCCGACAACCTAATACAAATAGGTTGATGATATAGTCCACTCCTTATGAAAATAAGGTATAATAGGGGTTCCCTCGTAACCTCTTCACTCGTTCGTGAAACCACAGAACAAGAGTCCCAGAACTATGGATACAAGTTCGGACAAGAAGAAGAAACATACAACATCGTAGCCGCTCATGGTTACTTCGGTCGTTTGATCTTCCAATATGCGTCGTTTAACAACTCTCGTAGCCTTCACTTCTTTTTGGCTGCTTGGCCTGTTGTTGGTATTTGGTTCACTGCTCTTGGTGTTTCTACCATGGCATTTAACCTCAATGGATTCAACTTCAATCAGTCACTTCTGTCTTCTGATGGTCGTGTGATTAATACTTGGGCTGATATTCTTAACCGAGCAAATCTTGGTTTTGAAGTTCAACATGAACGCAACGCTCGATTTGTGGGCGCTCTTATCTGAAAAGGTAAGATAAACTTCGGATGAATTGCTGGAAACCCTAACGGGCAATCAGCAGCCAAGCCCTAGACGCTTCTAGGGAAGGTTCAGAGACTAGGTGGTTTCTCAAGCGTGAGATGTAATACACCAATAGCGTCCGACACCTAACCTCATAAAGAGTATGGTGAAGATATAGTCCAAACTGGAAGCACAACTTCCCACTTGACCTGGCTAGCGTAGAAGCAACTCCTGTTGCTCTTACTGCTCCCACAATTGGTTGATTTAAACACCAAATAGTGATATAATTTAGAGACCTGTAAAGGTCTCTTTTTTTATAAATAATTATAACTTTGGAATAGAAGTAATGGTAAATGAAATTATAGAAAAGTATAATTCTGGTATGAAAATGAGAGATATTGCAAAAGAACTTGATGTTTCTTATAACAAGGTTCGTAATATACTTAAAAGTTCTGGTGTAAAAATTCGTATTCGCAATGATTATGGAAATCCAGCACAAGCACCAGATTTTGCTGAAAGAGTATTGAGCAAAAGAAGAAGTTATAAAGGAGAAAATAATCCAAACTATGGAAAACCTTGCTCTTTAAAAGCAATAGAGGCAACCAAAAAAGCAAATACTGGAAGGGAAAGTTTTAGAAAAGGAAAGCCATATCCACAATCAATTGGGTGGGTTTGTAAAGAACCAGAAAGATCCGATAAACTTTATTTCATAAAACTCCACAATGGTAAGTATAAAGTTGGTAGGTCTTATAAAGGATGGTTGTATCGTAAAAAAGAAACAGCAGAACTTCTTGGTGAGTGGTCTGGTAAATCAATAGATATTTGGAATTTAGAAAAGAAAGTTTTAGAAGAATTTTCTCAATATAAGGCACCACTAAACGAAATGAGTATGGGTCGTGGAATGACCGAACATTTTTTGGAAACCTTACCTATTGATAAAGTATTGGAATATATAAATCAAAAGCACCAATAAAATGTTTCCAACTCTCACATTCTTCCTAGTATTCGGAATTATTCTATTCCTTGCATCAGTCGCACAAGATTTATGAACATTTTAGAATTTTTAAAAAGAGATAAAGATATTACACTTTATGATGAGTGGCATTATATCTTTATTACACTCAGAGAATTGTCAAAGATAATTTATAGTAATATAACCAAAACTAAATACCTATAAGTCGCAAGCAGTTATGGAACTCCATAATTCTCCCGAAGGTTACTTGTTTAATTTACAAGTTTCAAGTTCTGGAGAAGCAAGAAGATTGTGGAGAAAATCTATAAAAGAGAAATGGAATAATAAATGTGCATATTGTGGATCCGAAAAAGAATTAACCATCGATCATATCATCCCACAGTGTAAAGGTGGAATTGATTTTTTAACAAATGTGATTTGTTGTTGTAGAAAATGTAATGCTGATAAAGCACATACTGACTGGATTGAATGGTTCAGTCAGCAAGAGTTCTTTACGGAAGAAAAAAAGAATGCTATAATACAGTGGATGAAACCAAAAGAAAATAATACACTATATAAGTATAATCCAAGAAAAAATAGGGTTTATTGAAAATGACATTTACAGTTTATTCTAAAGAAAATTGTCCGTATTGTGATAAAATTAAAAATATTCTTGATATGTTAAATCTGGAAAATAAGATTTATACATTATATGTTGATTTTGATCGTGATCAATTTTATAGTGAATTTGGTCAAGGATCTACATTTCCTCAAGTTATTCTTAATGATGAAGAAAAACTTGGTGGATGTATGGATACAATTAATTATTTGAGGGAAGAGAATATTTTATGAGTGAAAAATGTGAAAAAATAAATGATGATGAAATATCAATAAATAAAGGTGTTGAGCTAATGCTCAGACAAAAATCTAAAGAGGGAGAAGAATTGAAACATTTTAGACTGAATTTTTCTAAAATGATCTCCCTTTTTAATCGGGAGTTTCATTTTGATTTTAACTTTAGTATAATAAAAAACAACTCTCGGAGGTAAAAAAATGGAACTTACATTCATAGTAACATTCACTATAATGTTAGTCTTGCTATTTTTTACTGTTGGTGGTATTATAGGTTGGTTAGCAAATAGGCATTTTTTAGAAACATCTCCCACATTTATGCATCCAGAATTTATGGATGAAAATGGAAATATAATACCTGACGAAATTTTAGCTGTACGATTTGAAAATTATGACTACGACGACGACAACGAAGAGGAAGACGATTAAAACAGTAGAAAATTTTAATCTTCCAGAAAATCCATTTCTGTTTGAAGTTCTTGAATTGGCATCAAAACAAAGATCTTCAAATAAAAAAGTTGAAATTCTTAAAAAATATGAACATCCGGCATTAAAGTCTATTTTAATTTGGAACTTTGATGAAAGTGTAATTAGTGTTTTGCCACAAGGAGATGTTCCATATTCTTCTACAAATGAACAAACCTCATATAGTGGAACTTTAAGTGAAAAAATTAATGATGCCGTTTTTAAAATGGATGAGTTAGGAACTAATTCTCTTGGAGCATCTGATCAAGGAAAATCCACAATAAGAGAAGAATATAAAATGTTTTATAACTTTATTAAGGGTGGAAATGATGGACTTTCTTCAATCCGTAGAGAGACAATGTTTATTAATATTCTTGAAGGACTTCATCCAAAAGAAGCAGAAATTTTAGTATTGGTAAAGGATAAGAGACTTCAAGAAAAGTATAAGATTACTTTTTCAAATGTAAAGGAGGCATATCCCGATATTACTTGGGGAGGTCGCTCTTGAGTAAAGTTTTATTTGAGGAAAGTTCAATGGCAGAAGAAAATAAAAACTTAAATTTATCTTTGCCACAAAATTATAGATGTGTAATTTTGCAAGAAAAAACAACTCTAGGTGATGTAAAAAATCCTAACTATCCAAATGATGCATATCTTGTTTGGTATATTGAAGATGGAACCGAATATCTTGATCTGACAAGAGCAAACAAAATGTCATTATTGTTTGATATGTATTATGATAAGTATGGTTCAGGATCTATAAAAAAAATTGATTGGGGTTATGGTAGAGTTAATCCAAAACTTTGGGGATATACTAAACCTGAAAAAAGAGGAAAAAGGGGAAGATGAGTGAGGGGTTTAAGGGATCCAAGAATGTAAGTATAAATGAAGTTGATAAATTAATTAAAAAATATAAATCAATTAAAAAATATATGAAATCTTCTTTATATCAACTTAAAGTTATGGATGGGACAGAAACAACTGTTAAAAATTTATTAGAAGAAAATCAATGAAATACGATACGATTTTCATTTCTGATGTTCACTTAGGAACAAATCGTTGTAATACTAATAAGTTTATTCATTTTTTGGACTGTATAGAAACGAATAAACTTGTGATGGTTGGTGATATTCTTGATATTCATTGTTTAGAAAAATATAATACTCGTTGGAGAAAAGAACATACAATAGCAGTTCATAAGATTTTAGATCTTGCAAAAAAAAGAACTAGACTAGTATATATTTTGGGGAATCACGATGCAACTGTAAGAAAATATGTATTAAATGACTCTTATCAGTTTAAGAATTTAACTTTATGTAATCGTTATGTTCATACAGATTCTTTAGGAAACAAGTATCTTTGTGTACACGGTGATATGAATTCAGAATATTCTTCTGGTTCTTGGAAACAATACTTTTTAAATTGGGGATATGAAACAATTACTCCAATTAATGAATTCACTAAAAAGTATTTTAAATTTTCTTTGGTTTCTTATTTGAAATCAATTAAAAGAGGTAAAGAGTATATTGATATGTATGAAAGAGATATTGTTTCTTTAGTTGATTCTAGATATTCAGGAGTTATTTGTGGTCATATACACCACGCAAATATTCGTCAATTTGGTGATGTAAAATATATGTGCTGTGGAGATTGGTGTGATAGTTTCACTGCGATTGCCGAAACAAAAGGTCATTATGAGATCCTAAGATTCTAAAAATTGTATCACATATTACAAAAACACTTGACTATATAGAGTATATGGTCTATGATTGACCTATCGTTCATTCGCTATTCGCAAATAGCGAACGCAAGTAAGTCGCGGAACGGAGTTCGTTCATCTATGGAAACACTTTTACTAACTTGTCTTCAAACACAATTACTTGTTTCTAGAATCCAAAATCATCCACAATTATCTCCTCAGGTAAGAAATGATTTGATTTGGGAGTTAAAGCAAGTTACTGAAAAGAAGTGTGACATAGACGCAAACGACCAAAGGAACGGGAATTAAAAATCTCATTTCTAAGGAGCAAAAACAATGAGTCGCGTAACTTATAGGGGTGTTTCTTATGACACCGAATCTCGTCGCCAACAACAGGCACAAGCACAGCAACAACCTCAACAATATAATGAAGCATATCGCGGAGTTAAGTTTGTAAAAGAGGGGCACAAGTGATGAAGAAACTCAATGTTCTTCAAATGATTAAAGAACAAAAACAAAAAGAGGAAAGAAAGCATCAGGCGGCACTTTGTCAAATCGGTCAATGTAAAACAGCAAAATGATAAATGGATAATTATGTCTATCATTATGATGATGTTGACAAGGATAACCGATCACCTGCTTGTTATCAATTAACATATAGAGGATGTAAGTATTGGTCGTGTTATCTTATTCATTTACGAGACTGGTTTGAACAACTTTTAGAATCCGAGGGGTCTTGACAACCCTCTTTTTTTTGTTTAAAATTAATTTGTTCGGGATAATAAAAATAATGTAATGAATAAAGACAGATTAAAACTTTTAGTAAAAAATCTAGAACTTCTTGTTGAAGGATTAAAGGCAGAAATATATGCCGATGCTTCTGCATACAATTATAATAATACATCTCCACATATTGGAGAAATTGATGACTACGATGAAATCTTTGAGGATGATGACGATTAATGACTACATCTAAATCACAACAAGTTAAGGAAGAGTTTTTATATCCAACTCCTCCATTGAATCCAGATTCTGATAAATCATTTCTGGAGATTACACAAACAAATAATTTAAATAATTTTGCTACACATTTACAGTATGTTTCTTCTATGGTAGTTGGAGGAAAATTAAGTGTAGAAGATTCATATAATGAAGTAAAAAGACTATATAAGTCTTGGAAGAATTCTCATAAGTCACTAAAAGGAAGTTGGTTTGTATGAACGAAGTTAAACTGATTAGTGTTACACCCGATGCAGAACAGCATATGGCATACTGTGCTCGGGTATCAAATCCAAATAATCAAGATAATCCAAACTATGCAAAACTTTTAAAATATTGTATTAAGCATCAACACTGGTCAATCTTTGAACAATCTTTTCTTACTGTAGAGATCAATACAACAAGAGGTATTGCAGCACAGATTCTAAGGCATCGAAGTTTTACATTTCAGGAATTTAGTCAGAGATATGCTGATAGTTCACTTTTGAGTGATAATATTCCTGTTCCTTCTCTTCGTCGTCAGGATACAAAGAATCGTCAAAATAGTATTGATGATATTGATCCATTTGTGAAGCAAGAGTTTCAGATCAAAATTCAGAAACATTTTGAGGAAGGAATGAAAATGTATAAGGAGATGTTGGATGCTGATATTGCAAAGGAATGTGCAAGGTTCGTACTGCCTCTTGCAACACCCACTAGGATGTATATGACGGGTTCTGTGAGGTCTTGGATCCATTACCTCGATCTAAGGTCTTCTAACGGCACACAGAAGGAGCATATGGACATTGCAGAGGCAATTCGGTGCATCTTCATCTGTCAGTTTCCTGCTGTTTCTGAAGCACTCGAATGGGAAAGACATGAAGACTGTCCAGAATGTTTTGATCAATCGATGATTACACTGGAATAAATATTTTAGTATTATGTAATAAGTTATGGCTGTATATCCGGTTGTTCACAAAGAAACTGGTGAACAAAAAGAGATTAAGATAAGTGTTCATGAATGGGATCAGTGGAAAGTTGATAATCCTGATTGGGAAAGAGACTGGAGTGATCCCTCAACATTTCCAAACTTTGGAGAAGTTGGAGAAGTTTATGATAAACTTAAAAAATCTCATCCTGGATGGAATGATGTTCTTCATAAAGCATCAAAAGCACCAGGATCAAAAGTTAAACCAGTTTAAAAGAAATGCCATCTAAGAAAAGAAACTCTCCTCAAAATCCAGTACCTTTTGGAATGAGTAATAAACATATGAAACGAAAGAAACCAATTAATCTTGATTATATGAGGACAATTGAGCCTCTGACTGATAATCAAGAAAAGTTTTTTAAAGCATACGGTTTGAATCAAAATATTGTTGCATATGGATGTGCTGGTACTGGTAAAACATTCATTGCACTTTATAATGCTCTGAGAGATGTACTTGATGAAAAAACTCCATATGAGAAGATCTATATTGTAAGATCTCTTGTTGCAACTAGAGAGATTGGTTTTCTTCCTGGAGATCATGAAGATAAGTCCTCACTTTATCAGATTCCATATAAGAATATGGTAAAGTATATGTTTGAGATGCCAGATGATTCTTCTTTTGAAATGTTGTATGGTAATCTCAAAACACAAGGTACAATTTCTTTCTGGAGTACAAGTTTTATTCGTGGTACAACTCTTGATAATTCAATTATTCTTGTAGATGAAATGCAAAATCTTTCTTTCCATGAATTAGATTCAATTGTTACTCGTGTTGGTGAAGATTCTAAGGTTATGTTTTGTGGGGATGCTACTCAGTCAGATCTTATCAAAACTAATGATAGAAATGGTATTATTGATTTTATGAAAATTTTAAGAATCATGCCTTCTTTCGATTTGATTGAATTTGATATTGATGATATTGTTCGTAGTGGCATTTGCAAAGAATATTTAATTGCAAAGCACGAACTGGGATTCTAATATCAGATAGTTCATGAAAGTTGCCAGAAGGATTTTTTTATGGTAGAATTAAATCGAAAAGGAAAAAGAAATGAATTTTATTCATCATAATTATTTGGGTGATATTGAACTGAATAAGAAAGAACAAAACGGCATCCGTCTCTATAATCTTCCAAATGGGGACTGGGTGCCTTCTATTACTTCAGTGACTTCTTTTTATAACCGACAAATCTTTGTGGATTGGCGTAAGAGAGTTGGTATTGAAGAAGCAAATCGTATTACAAAGAAAGCAACTACAAGAGGAACTGATTTTCACGAAGCCGCACAGGCATATCTCATGAATCTACATTTAGATTGGAATGGGTTTATGCCAATGACAAAAATTATGTTTGCTCATGCAAAACCATATCTAGATCGTATAAATAATATTCATGCAATTGAAAGAACACTCTATTCTGAATATTTTGGACTGGCAGGTAGAGTTGATTGTATTGCAGAATATGATGGAGAATTAGCAGTTATAGACTTTAAGACATCAGATAAAATCAAACCTGAAAAATGGATTGAGAACTATTTTGTTCAGGAGATGTTTTATGCTTCTGCATATTATGAAATGACTGAGATTCCAGTTAAGAAGTTGATTACTTTGATGGTGACTCCTGGCGGAGATGTAAAAGTATTTGACAAAAGAAACAAAGAGGATTATATTAAGTTATTAGTTCAATACATTAAAGAATTTGTACATCACAACATTAGTTCCAATGGAGAATGAGTTAGAAAAAGTATTAGAAAATAAGTTTTTCTGTCCTTCTCGATTT